GTCCCTTTTTCATATTTGTTTTTTGCTTTATCTCTTATGTATTTTACGAGGTCTCTTTTTAGATCCATTTTCGAATACCAGAATTATAGCGAACATAAGGTATCATGTCAAACATTATTTTTGACATGGTATCTCTAAAAGCCGCTGTTTGATGTTTGAAACGAATACAGTGCATACCGCAATGCATCTGCCATATGTGACGCACGATTGTGCTTTGGCTTCTCTTTTAAAAGGTTTGGGTTAGGATCCCACTGGTATTGATCTAACGCTTGCAAAGTTTCTCTACAATGCTGATCAACAAGTAAATTATCATTATCTATTATTCCTTCAACATGGGATATGCCATCCAGGATAGATTTCTTGGCATTTACAGTAGTAATATCATAGTTTTGTGCAAAATCAAATCGAGTCTGTTGAGCTGCGGAGTCAATGTAGATATAATCAATATCCCATTTATCTATAAGCTCTCGTATTTCCATTGCGTGCTGCTCTGTTGTCCTTTCTGCGTCCAAGTACTCATCAAGAAGATAGTATTTCCCTTCATCCCACGAGTAGCCAATTACGCAAAAAGCAGTAGGGTCTCTATATCCTACATCAAGTCCAGCAAATACATCCATATCAGAAATATTTATTTCTTCAAAGTTTCCGACGCATTGTTCAAAATCAAAGTTCCATACCTGTCCTTCAAATGTGTTAAAATCTGCTTCGTATTCTTGTCGAAACTCAGCCTCGGACATGGATTTTTTAGCTTCCTGAATATCCATTTCAGACATTCTAGGATTAGATTTATAACTCGCCTTAATAGAGACCCATTCTGAAAAATCATCTGTAAATCCCCTATCAAAAAACTCTGCAAACCAATTATTTCTTCCTCGCGGTGTAGAAATAAAGATTGCTTTTGAGTTATCCTTATCCAAAGTAGGACGAAGAGCTACATTAAAGGCATCTTTGCCATCAGCAAGAGCTGCTTCATCAAAGATAATTAGATCGTAAGATCTACCAACGCATGAGTCGACTTGATTTACTGATCCCATGCGTATGGTAGATCCGTTTGATATTTCAATCACTTTGTCTTTTGCGTTATCTCTAACTACTTCTAGATCAAAATGCTTTATCAAAGTTCTTTGCAAATCAAAAGAGATTTGCGAGAGAGCATAGTTCGGAGACATAATCAAAATATTCGACGAAGGTACAAGCGAAACTAGTTGCCCTATAATATTGGCTATATATGTTTTTCCTTGCCTTCGTGAAATTGCCGCGCAGACGAATCTATATTTTGGATTATTTATAGCATTTATAATTGCTACTTGAGAAGGCAAAGGTGTAATTCCGAGTAAGTCCATGTAAGGCTCTACTGGGAGTTTCAAAAATTTATCTTCTTGGCAGTAATCTGCTATATACTCTGCAAAGATATCTTTGCGGCTAATTTCTATTGACATTTAGTCTTGTCCCATGGATCTCGTTTTGCTGTATCGTCTACAGTACTCTAGCTCTGTTAAGTACTCTTCTGATTTAGGAGGCCGAATATTTTTCTTATATTCTTCTATATATACTACTGGCTTAGCTTTTTTTGACTTTTCCATAACTTTCCTATTAGAAGCTTAATTGCTACTGTTGTCGGTGCAAAGTATAACCAGGATGGTGTCCTGAAGACATATCCCCTGGTCTCCATTTCATCTTTAGTAGTTGTCGTACCAAAGATGTTATCAATGTAGACGTCTCCGAAGCTAAGAACGGCGTGTCCTCTGTCGGGGGTATCTACATAACAAAATCTCATGTGTGCTTTATATGTAATTAAGTAATACCAAAACTTAAGCCAGCTCTTATCTACGTAATGGTATAAAACTGTAAGTGAAAAATCTTCACAGTCACCTCTGTACACGGGCCACTCTTTTGCAAGAGGATCAGGTCTCATTATGTACCAAGCTTCTCTTCTTCCATACTGTCGCTCGTCCAATACATATTCAAAGTTTTCTTTTAGATCTTCTGTTACGCTTTTTATTTTTTCGATTGCCATGCTGATGCTCCAAAAAATGCTGCAACCAAGCCAGCGATTGCTACAAAATATACGCTTGCTATATCGCCCAATATACCGGCTGCCGTATCCAATTTAATTAAAGAACAGATTACAATTAGAGATGGATATAGTAACATACCGAATAAAGCAAACCAAGCCATAGCTCTTTGTGCATCTGCTTTATCGTGTGCCAGCTTTAGTTGTTGAAGCTCTTTGCTTGTTTCTAGTTCTTCATCAGTAACGATACCGTCACCATCTGTGTCGTATTCTGCATACTCTGAATTTTTTTCTAAACGCTTATTCATCGTAGTACTGTCCATAAAAATCCGCCACTAACAGTCAGTATTAGAACTACTATAGTAATTGCAAGAATCATTACTTCATTTTTAGTTTGTTGATTCTTTGCAGCAGTAGCAGCTTTTGCTTTTGTTGCTCTATTCTTTGCTGCTTGTATAGAAGTAATCTGTATCTTCTTCATTTCATTATACATATCTCCGTTTCCAGAATAAATGAATAAATCTTTTAGTTGCTTTTCATAGTCTGCGACTTGTTTCTTTGCCATAGAAATTTTCATGGCATCCGTAGTGCTAAGAACAAGTTTTCCTGTTCTTACTTTCTCTTCAACTTCTGCAAGACCGCTCGCAGCTTGTGTAACTTTTCCAAAAACTCGAGAGATACTATCTACATTACTCTTTGTTTCTTTGAGAGTACTAATAGCTCCATTGACAGCATTAAGTGCACCTATAACTGCGGTTACTTCAGCGAGCATTACCACTTCACCTTATCAGCCCACCAAGCAGCGGACATCTTACCTCGTGCAATATTCTTTGCATGACGAGCCTTAAAAGACTTACGCTTTGCTTTCATACGAGCACTCTCTCCTGCTTTTGGTTTTCCTGCTGTGCCTGAAAGCGTTCCTACTTTCTTTCCCTGTTGACCAAAACGAATTAATTTAGTTTTGTGTCCAACTTGTGCCAAAACCATATGAGACTTTGATTTATGCCCTGGTGTACGCTTTGGCTTATTGACTCCTCTTAATTTATGTTTTTTAAGAAGACTTTTTGTTCTTTTTCCGTGAGCCACGCTTCTTTCCTTTGTATCCACTTGCGTAGATAGCTCGAGCCTGTTTCATGGCATCTTTCTTTCTTTTATACGTCTTACCAGAAGACCCCCACTTATAGCCGCCTTTTACTTTTCTTACGGGCACGTCTTTTCCTCTTTTTTCTTCTGCGTCTAACCTCTTTTTTTAGACCGGGTGCGTTTACTACGCTTATTCCTGGCATTTCTTATACTCGCTTTGCCTTGTTTGAAAACAGAAGCAACCGTCTTCTTGCCCATAACCTTTGCTCTCTGTTCCCCTACAGTTAGAATTTGAATCTTCCTTGCGTATGATCTACGAACTCTTTTAACTTTAGCAACAGTTGATCTAGCATCCTTTACTGTTGCAAATTTAATTCGTACAGTATCTTTTGGGTTCTCGTCTGTATATAAACGACGACCAGATCCTTTTGGTTTCTTTCCAGTACCAACCTTAGGATCTCTCTTTTTACCTTTTTTTACCGCCACGCTTTTGTCTCCTCTTTTTTACGAAAGTACTTACATTACGTGGTTTACCACCAGGATTGCCTGCGGCTCGCTTTCGACGAACCGCAGACTTTATCTGAGCAGGAGTCATACGAGCTGCTTTTGCAGCAGGTACACATTTAGGATACTTTTTTGATCCTGACTTATTTCGACCGCACTTTTCAAAGCCGCCGCCCTTTTTTGGTCGTCCTAGATCAACCCAGTTCTCCTTAAACCATTTTGTTAAACCTCCACGAGGCTTTGACATAGTTATCTCCCTCAGCCTTTCCTCTTGCCGCCCTTCTTTTTCTTCTTATGAGCAGAATCTCTCATAAGCCTACCGTTAGGCATGTAATGAAACCCCTTGGGAGCTTTCTTACGACGAGTTGTCTTTCTTTTCTTCCGATGGTAAGCCATTACTTACCGCCTCTTTGCTTTTTCAGAATTGCTTTCTGTAAAGCGGGTGGAAGCTTCTTTTGCTTAGCTGTTAAGCCTTTTTTCTTCTTGCCATTCTTTTTGGGCTTTTTCTTTCCCATTGGTTTCTTTTTTCCAGAGTGTACAGGCATAGTTTATCCCATGCGGTATTTACCGCCCTTGGCTTTATAAGTTCTCACAAGCCAACCATTTGCATATGCGGAAGGATACACAGCAAACTTCCGCTTTGCTTGAGCTTTTACTCTCGCGTAAAGTTTTTTATTTGTCGGTACCGGCTTTTTCTTTTTGGCCGCCCTTTTTCGACGGACAGCCACTTATTCTTCCTCTGCTTCTTCAACAGATTCAGAAGCACCACCCATATGCGCCCTTGCTTTTTCTTCTGTGTCAAAAACCCATCGACCATCTTTATCATAGACAATCCAGCCTTCTACTTTTTTTACCATCTGCGGTTCTACATGTGACATATTTTACTCCTACCCTAACGGGTTCGCTAGGGCATCTAAGCCCTCCCAGAGATCGTCTATCTCTTTATCAATTTTTTTGAATTTATCTTCAAGAGTTTTTAAGTACTCATCAAACTTATCAATACGTTGAACAGCTAGCTCTGCTTTCTCAACTTCTGTTTCCATTTCGGTAACAGTCTTTTCTGCTTCCACTACTCTTTCTTGAATAAGTAGGAGTTGCTGTTGCTGTTGCATTATTGTCTGCAAATTAGCCTGTAAAGTTGCGAGATTTCCTTGCAATTTGCTGATATCGTTGTCTTCGAGTTCTTGTTTTATCAGGTGGACCTCCTCCGTCAAAGGGGTTACGTCTGGTATCTCGTATGCTTCCACTGCTTCTAATCTTGAGTAAATAGAACTGGCCGTCCATATAGCCCCAGCAATACTTGAAATAATGCCGAACACTATTGCTATGTACATTCCCTTGAATCTTACGCCACCTACCCTTATCTCGGTATCTTCTATAGACATTTTTACTCACAATCCGTGCCGTAGAAGAAGCACTCATACCCTACATAGCTGGGGCTACTTGTATAGTAGGAATCAGTTGCTCCATCTTCAAGTATTGCAGTACTTGATTTAAATAAATCTAATCCATTGGTACCATCAAAGTATACTGCAGAAGCCCAATTTGCATTTTCAAAGTCAAGCTTTACCCAGTTATTTGCAGTACTAAATGTTGCTGTAACCTCATCAACAAAACTAGAATCTGCTTGCTCTGCGCTATTATCAAAGAAAGCTACAGAGTCTGCATCATTTGCAACACCAATGTAAGCTGCAGCTTCTTGTGCATAGCCTTCTACTTCCTCCAGAGAGTCATTATACTCAGTTACTGTTTCTGCTTGAAGTGTAAGAGCTGCTTCATTTGCTTCTGCAAACTCTGCAACTGCTTGCATTTCTGGGTCACTATTTGTCTCTGCTGCCTCTTCGGCCATTGTTGTCACTTCTAGTATTACAGCTATCTCTGTTGCTGCTTCGGTGAAGGTTTCAATAGCTGTTTCCATATTTGCAATTGCTATCTCTCCTTGATCCATTAAGAAATCTTGAGCAGTATAAAACTCCATATCTGCCATTGCACTTAAAGCATCATTATATGCAACTCTTTGTGCTTCTGAAATCTTTGCAGCATCTGCCATTGTACCATCAGACATATAACCTAGATTTGCGTTATACTGCAAACCTGCAACTGTTTTATATCCAATATTCAATTGATCGACCACTGCCTGACTTGAGTTAACTAAATCATTCAGTGGGTCCGCGCTCACTGCTCCTGAAGCGCTCAGAGATAGAACGAGTATCGCTGCCTTCAGTGCTTTCATTCTC